TTTAAAGGAAGTGGGGTTGATGTGACCGGCCTAACCGCTACATCACCAAGAGTACAGAAAAGGAAAACATTTTATGGAGCTGGGACTGATAATGAACAGTCTGGGACAATGCAAGATGTTGAATCGATTAATAAAAGATGGACGTAAATGAAACATATAATATTACGCCTGGATACCATGATGGAAATGATACATTCTTCCAAAACCGTTGAAACATACAGAGGTGGATTTGTTGACCCTGGTCCTGGTAAACAGGTGATTGAAACAAAAGGAAAATACGTAATGTATGATATTATTGTATTGGAAGTAAGCGGATTGCGACCGGAAGTGATAAAATATGGCGTGACTGTTGGTGAAGGTGAAGGGGCGGTAACTGGTACATGGCAGGGTTTTGTAAGTTAGTGGAATGGATGGTGTATATGGCGAAGTTGGCGTTACATAAATTTGGTAGTCAAGCGAATCTGGATGACTTAACAGCAATGCCAGAGGATGTATTGGAAGGTAATATATTCCTTGGGAAAGGAAGCGAGGAGAAACAGACCGGAACACTTCCAGACAAAAAATCCCCAACAATTATATTGTCGGCAAACGGGGAAATAAAACTTGAACCTGGATATTATTCAGGTGGGAAATCACCCAGAACATTGAAACATTTGATGCACAGACAATCGGTCCTGGAGCAAAACAAATCACGGTCAAGACTGCTAGGAAAATACGGGAATGGTGATATCACTATTAATCCGGTTAAAAACCTAACCCCTTCGGTCATTAAGAAAGGTGAATATGTTGCAGGCGTAGGTCCTGGACTGTGGGAAGGATATGTAAATGAGGACCCATATACCCCATATCTATTCGGGACATTTTATGGCTCACAGGGTATTACATATTTTAGGTATACAACATATAGACAAGGTACTGGTACGGTAAAACTGTCAAAGGACCACATAGAAGCAAGTGCAGGTTCAGGAGAAACAGTCGCATTTGTTTTTGACCTACCCATCAACCTTACAAATGTAAAATCGGTTACGGTCCAAATGTCTGGAACCGGAAAGGTTTGCAAGGTTATGGTATGCCGGAATAGGGTGGAAAACTATATTGAGGAAGCATATCAGTCCGGTTCAAGCGTGCAATATAGATATAATCCGAATCTAGGTGACATATTACTTGATGGGTCAATTGGAAGAAGTAGCTCTTCCGGCGCTGAATGGGAGCAAGAAAAAACATTTACCTTAAGCGGAATAACTGGCAATGCCTACCTGTATATTGGAGCTTCTGGGGCTGCGTTTGACTACAATTTATATTTGGCTAGATTTAATCTATAAGGAGGTTACATGAATAACATAGAAAATATCCAAGAATATATACCTACTGTGTATGTTAATGACTCTGAGCCAGATTTGGATGAGACAAACTTAAACAAAACAGAACAGGCAATAAAACGGGTAACCGATGCAGCCAATAAAGCAATTGATGCATTAAAGCAACTGGACCGGGAGAAGTTAGCGTTATCTGCTATATCTAACGTATTATCTGATGCTACAGATAAGGTTCCATCATTGGCTTTAGCTAATACAATGCAGCTCGCGATTAATGACTTAAATAGCAATTTGGGAAGTACAAATAATCGCGTATCCTCGCTTGAGGGAAATTTTTCCAATGGTTATGATGGCCCCCTTGCTGGATCCACGGTAAGGACCAAAGGAACAGAAGGATGGTATGTGGAATTGTCCAATAATAACCAGTGGGCAGCCATGACACTAAATATTGGAGAGAGTATACGGTATCGCCTCCAAATTGAGAATACTGGGCAACTTACCATGTACCGGACAACTGACAACTGGGCAACCAATCAATCTAAAGTTGTTTCGGAGGGATGGTAAAATGATCATTATGTCGGCTTATTAAGTTTCCAAACCTGGTTCCAAGTGGTTCCATTGTAAAAGTCATACCAAATTCCCGTATTATTAAAGGCTATTGATGCAATCTCTCCGGATGCGTATTGCAACTGGATTGCCCGATCAGTGCGGTCAGAATAGACAGTTGTAAACCCATTAATGTTCTTAACACCATTCAGGATGACTTTGTTATTTGCCGTAGCAGCTGTATTGGAAACATCAGTCAAATTGCTATTTACTATATAAAAAACATATTAAAAAACATATCCATGAAAGGAGTAAGATGAATCAATTAAAACTATCAAACAACACAAAATACGACTTAATAACAAACGGGGTGGAAGAATCCGGCGATTACCTAACCATGTCGTTTCTTCCCGGCCTAGACAGCTTTGAGATGGTAGAATCCGAATTTAATCCGACAAATGCAGAGAAAATTTACATACTTGGTTTGGATGGTCAGCCGATTGAAGTAAAAACCGGATTTACTCAGCTGGTGGAGATGCGCAAGAAAATGGATTATGTCATATCTTCTGAAACAGTAAATACCGGCACCGAGGAAGAACCGAATTATGAAACCAAGGAAGTGAAAGATACCGTTATGGTAGTTAAACTTCGTAGGCCAGATATCCGGGATACAGTACAGACATTGCAAGATACAGTGGATGCAATAATTTTAAGTCAGCTGGAGGTGTAACATGTATACAACCTTAAAAAGGCTATATAACAATGGTAAAGGGCCATTAACTGTTGCTGAACTCAACCGGGCTGTGTCAATTGGATGGATTACAGAGCAGCAGAAAAACAGTATAATCGGAGGATGATTGTGAGAGATATCACATTGTGCCATCCACGCTTGCAGCTTTTAGCGGGCCAGTTGGTGGATGAATGCAATAAACAGGGATTGAAAATTAAGATAGGCGAAACACTGCGGACCGTGGCAGAACAGGATGCCTTATACGCCCAGGGTCGAACTGCGCCAGGGAATATTGTCACTAATGCTCCTGGCAGTAGCTACAGCTCCTATCATCAGTGGGGAACGGCTTTTGATATATTCCGCAATGATGGAGCTGGGGCCTATAACGAAATTGGTGGCTTTTTTAACCGCGTGGGTACTATTGGTGTATCCATTGGTCTTGAGTGGGGAGGAAATTGGAAGTCTATTGTAGACAAGCCGCATTTTCAGCTTCCAGACTGGGGGAGTAGTACATCTGGAATCAAGAAATTGTATCGTAACCCGGATGAATTTATGAAAACTTGGGTGACGGAGGAACGCACCGGTTGGATTAAAGATAATAACGGTTGGTGGTACCGCAGGCCAGATGGGACCTACCCGGCTAATAAGTGGTGTGTCATAAATCACCATTGGTATCTGTTTAATAAGGACGGATATGCTTGCACCAGCTGGCACCGATGGAATGGTAGCGTATGTGACCCCGATGACGGTTCGGGAGATTGGTATTACTTTGATCCTACACCAGACGGTCCATTGGAGGGGGCGTGCTGGCATAGTCAGGATAATGGCGCACAAGAAATCTGGTATATAGAGGATTCTAATTCAATATAAAAGCGCTAGAATTCAACTCTGACGCTTTTATATAATATACCATCTTCGGAAATATGCAACACGAAATGCAACACGGAGCCTACAAACCGCATAAAACCGTTGTATTTTACGGGTCCGATTCCCGTCAGCAGCTTTTTCTTAAAACCTTGTAGATACGTAGAAAACAACGTATTTGCAAGGTTTTTTCATGTTTTTGAATAGCACTTCCTCCGTCTGTCACGGAGGAAATAATTACAATATTTAAGATATATGCAACACGATGCAACACGGAAAATATGCTATTCTATCACATGATGAACTTTTCAAAGTGTTTATTGATTTTTTTATTTTGCCGGACAGATTCCAGGTCAATCACATTTCTGTATACAGTTTTCATGATATTGTCACTGGCCCATCCTCCCCGCTGCAATATATATTGGTCTGGTACACCTATGGCGTGCATAATGGATGCAGCATAATGCCGGAGGTCGTGAAAGCGGAAATGCGGTACATCAATCTTTTTAAGCACCCGCCCAAATCTATGTGTAATATAATCCGGGTTCATGTCAACTAATTTCCCTTTTTTACCCGATATCCGGTCAATTACAAATGCTGGCATTTCTACATCCCGTGTACTATCATCCGTCTTTGGCTGTTTGATATACCATTGATTGTCTGGCCCCTTGACCATATTGTCTCTTACATGGATAATATGACCATCTACGTTTTTATCAGTAAGGGCGCTTATCTCTCCTCGCCGGAGTGGGCCAAATGCAGCCAGTAATACGGCTATCTCTAAATCTGTACCTTTGATAGCGTCTAACAGCTTTTTGATATCATTGTCATTGGGGCAGTATAAATCGGGGCGTTTTTTCTGCGGAAGCTTTACCTTTAAGGTTAAATCCGGCGCAAACATTTCCAAGGATGCGGATAACAGGCCATAGGCATTTCTAACTGTCTTTGGAGACAGTTGTTTCCCTGCCAAATCACTTACCCATATCTGTACAGATGGATTAGATAGTTCTGAGAGCCGTTTACGCCCAAATAAGCCGTCAAAATATTGCTTTTGCATACCAATATACCCTCTAAGCGTAGAAGGGCTTAAAACGCCTTTTTTGACGCTCAAATAACGTTCGATAGCTTGGTTTACTGTTATATCTTCGTCCTCATCATCTTCCGATTCATTGTATCGCTCTATGGGCTTGTCTTTCATGTCTAATTTCCATCTGGTAGCCATTTCTTTTGCTTCCTTGCGTGATGGGGCAACAAAGCTTTTGTAATGCCGCTTACCTTTATCATCTGTATACAGATACACTTGCACTC